AGGTTGATGGATATTAATGATAAGGTACCATCAATGAATGTGTTTACTCTTACTAAAAACTATCGCGACCCGATAGTTAGAGAAATACTTGAGGCCTATGAAAAAGACAGTTAATATAAACGCCAACAAAAAGGATATATTCTACCATTACTTGAATGTAACTACGGTGTTGCATAAGCTGTCCCCTAAAGAAAAACATTTGTTATCTTTGTTTTTATTCTATGCGGATAGAGAAAAACACAACTTCAAGAAACAGGAAGACCTGTGGAAGAAAGTTTTCTCTCATGAAATAAAGGAGCAGATAATGATGGACATGGACATCAAGAGTTCATCCATCCACAACCTTATGACCTCTCTTAGAAAGAAGAGAGTTATTCAAGATAACAAGATTGCCGCACAGTATATTGTAAATCTAGATGACGGCAAACTAGAACTAAGTTTTATATTCCATGAAAGAAATCTATAAAGAACTTGCTATTAAATATAATTTGAAACCAGAACAAATAAAAGACATTATTATATCGAAGTTTTTATTTATTAGAAGAGAACTTAAAAGCTTTGATGATTCAAAGTTTGAAAACCTTAAAACTTTTCATGTCACGGGATTTGGGAAGTTTTTCCCATCAAGAAAAAAATATAGAAATGCCAAAAGATTATAGTGTAGGGGATAGAATAGCATCGACTGTTACTCTAGAACCAGGTATCGTTGTAGCTGTAGTGCACTACGATGAGATTGAAATGAATATAAGATATCTTGCTTCCTTTAATAACGCTGACAGGATTATCGTTGAACCAGAAGAAATCATATCTGAAGAAGAAGCAGATCTTCTCAGAATAACTAAAAAAGACTGACATGCTTCAACTCGATGGCGTATTTATTTCAAGTTTTAAATCAATGGCTGACGGCAGTGTTCGCATTAACGCAGACCTTGGTGAAATCAATGGAGAAACTTTAGCTAACATCCAAGACCTCAACCGTCTAAAAGAGCCGCTTACACTAATTCTAGTACCAACAGAAAAATATAAAAATGCTGAAGGGTAAAGTTTTGTACGATACTGTAGTTCTCACTACAGAGAGAGTAGAAGAGAAAATGATCATCACACCAGATAGTGACTCTATTGGAGAGGACGCTGCTGGTCAAGTTAAAATGAGACAAAAAGTTGTACTCGTTGGAGAGATGGTCAAAGACATTAAGCCAGGTGAAGAAGTTCTTTTGAATGCTGGTGCTATCAAACCAGACGACAAAGGACAAGACCCCAACATCGTGTATGTACCATTCGAGGATGTGATGTATATGTTTGTTCCTAGACGTTATGTGCTTTATGTCTTCGGAAAAGGGGAATAAAGAAATCCTTGAAAGACTAAAGAGAGAACTCGAAGATGCACATTGGAGCAGACTTGAGTATATTAAGTATTTGAGATCGGAAATAGAAAAGTATGAATCTGTTTAAATTAGAAGACGAAAAGCTAGACATCGAACCTGAAGTTCTTACGCTTAAACCGTTTAAAGAACTTTGGAAAAAGTATCGCAACAAACAACATGCGATGGAAGATATGTCGTACATCTACTTTATGTTTGACCATAAGAGTGACTTTGCGCATATCATCGATGAAGAAGAAAGGTCTTCTATTGTGATTCAAAATGTTATCTCAAGAGACAATTGGGAGCCTTCTCATCTAGAGGAGGCTTCTACTCTCTTTAAGGAACTGCAGAAAACACTTTCATCAGAACTGTTGGAATCTGCTAAAGTGGCAGCCTATAAGCTCAAGCAGTACTTCAATGAGATAGATCTCAAGGAACTTGACAGAAATGGTAAGCCTGTACACGATGCAAAAAAGCTTGTGTCTACTATTGGTAGTATTGGTGAAACCATCACAGGTATCGAATCCCTTGAGGATAAGGTACTTAAGGAAAAAGAACTCAACTCAAAGCTAAGAGGTAGCCGAGAGAAGAAAATGTTTGAAGATCCAGAATGACACCAGTTACAGAAGAATTATTCGAAAAGTACAAACTGGATAATGACTCTGTAAATGAGTTCTACGACCTGTTTGATACCATACCTCTTTTAAAGAGTATGTCGTCAAAAGACAGGGTTTATGCAAAAGACTTACCTAAAGAAAACGGTAAGATTACAGTAGACCTTACAAATCCTCACATCTTAGAGGACATGGACTACTTTAGACAAGCTGCCTTGCATTTTAAAAAAACAGGCAGGTATACAGATTTTTACCCTACTAAATTAAAAAGCTCTGACTACTACAAGTTTTGGAAGGAAGAAGAGCGCAGATGTAAAGAAGGGTATATAAGAGAATCAGATGGAGAGTGGATTACGGGGTATCATTACTTCTACCTCAACTACACACCCATCATGATCACAAGAGAATCAGACAATACCAAAGAGGTTGATGATATATCAACGGTAGAAGCTGAAAGAGTACAAGAGTTCCCATTTATGTGGGATGGTGATTACTTATATTTTCACTATATAGAACAAGCTAGGAAGTCTGGTAAGTTCGGCTCTATCTTAAAAACAAGGGGTCGTGGATACTCCTTTAAGGGTGGTTCGAAGTACGCAAGAAACTACTATCACTACCCAAGATCTAAGTCATATGCGTTTGCCTCTGATAATCAGTACCTTCTGCAAGATGGTATCCTAAACAAAGCTTGGGATACTTTGGACTTTGTAGATGAGCACACTCCATGGGGTAAGGCTAGAGAAAAAGTTGACAAGATCGACCACAAGAGAGCATCGTATGTTACAAAAGTAGATGGTGTTCAAATTGAAAAAGGATATAAGTCCGAAATCATAGGTGTCACTACCAAAGATGACCCTGACAAAGCAAGAGGTAAACGTGGAATGTTGATATCTTGTGAAGAATCTGGTAATTATCCACACTTACTGCAAGTATGGAAGATTGCATACGGTTCTATGAAGCAGGGTCGTATGGTTTACGGATTCATGGAGTCATTTGGTACAGGTGGTACCAGTGGAAGTGGCTTCGAAGGTGCAGAAGCTTTGTTTTACAATGGTGGTTTTAACGTGTTTCATTTAAAAAACATTTTCGATAGAACCAAAGGACAAGGTATTTGTGCATTTTATGTAGGAGAATACTTAAACAGAGAATATTGTTACGACAAAGATGGTAACTCTGACGTAGTAAAAGCTATGTGTGAGGTTCTAAACGAACGTCAGGACATACGAAATACAAACCCAGACCCATCTATACTTACTAAACATAAGGCGGACTATTCTATAACCCCTCAAGAGGCTTGTATGCGGACGGAGGGGACTTTATTTCCCGTCTATGACCTACGAGAGTATTTACAATCGATAGCTCCTGTATTGGACTCTTTTACAGCTGCTCACTTAACACCCAAGCTAAATATAGACGGTAGTATTGGTGACAAAGACCACGAGATTCCTATACGAAACTTCCCTTTGTCTTCAGAACAGTCTAAGATTGGTGCTATTGAAATCTTCACACCACCTCTAAAGTCAAACAGTTCACACTTTAGATACATTATTGGTGTTGACCCATATGATGATGACGAAGCTACGTTCTCAAAATCATTGGGGTCTGCTTTTGTGTTTGATACTTGGACAGATGAAATCGTTGCGGAGTACACAGGTAGACCAAGATTTGCAAATGATTTCTATGAAGTTGTAAGAAGATTGTCTCTTTTATATAATGCCAAAGTAAATTACGAAAACAAGAACAAAGGTTTGTTTTCATACTTTGACCAAAAACATTCGTTGCATTTGTTGGCTGATACTCCTAAGATACTGATTGACAAGGAGATGGCTCGAGAATCCTATGGTAACAAAGCCAAAGGTACTCCACCTACAAAAGAAATCAACAGATGGGGTAGAAGATTACAGAGAGATTGGATGCTTTCAGATCATCACTCAACAACTGAGGACGAAAAAGTATTTAACCTTCAAAAGATTCGTTCTATTGCTTATCTGAAAGAATCGATACAATGGAATAGTGATGACAACTTTGACCGTGTGTCATCTATGGGTATGGTCATGATATTAAGAGAAGAGTATCATCAGATGGTGGAAGCTGAGAAAACAAGAACAAATGTTTCTACACTTTCTGACGATCCGTTCTGGACTAAAAATAATAAAGCTTTACGCTATAAGAAATTACGCGAACAAGCAAAACTGTCTTAATTTTGTAATATGTCGGTAAAATACTGGGGTTTTCCATCACAGAAGAAAACTACTGCACAACGTACCAAAGAATGGTACAAAGAGTGTATAGACGCATTTGACTCATCAGGTCTTTCATCAGATGAGGCGGTGCGTTCTTCTTTTACGAGGAAACAAATAAACTACAATCTTTACAATGGTCGCCTTGATATGGCGGACGTAAGAAGTTTTGTAAATCCCTATGACCTTGAAACTGAGGAGATTCCAGAAAAAATCGAACACTTCCCAATAGCTGTACCTAGACTAGACCTTCTTATTGGAGAATCCATTAAAAGAAGATTTGACTGGACAGTATTGGTTTCTGACCCCGACTCTGTTTCTTCAAAGCAAGAAGAAAAGAGAGCTCTGATTTTTGAAAGGGTACAAGAACTTGTGAACAGCAATTATACTGAATCACAGCTCCAAGAGAAAGTAAAAGAATTGGAGCATGAGGCCTTGTACACTTTTAAAGACAGAAAAGAAATAAGAGGTAATAAGCTTCTTAGACATTTCTGGAACAAACAAAAGTGGGATCAAAAGTTTGCTGATGGGTTTAAGGATGCTCTTATCTCATCAGAAGAACTCTATATTGTTGATGTCGTTGGTGATGAACCCATCCTCAATAGGCTTAACCCATTGAATGTCTTTTGGTTACGCTCTGGATTTTCACACGACATTGAAGATGCTGATGTAATTTATGTTGATGAGTACTGGTCACCTGGTAAAATCATTGACTATTTCTACGAAGACCTGACACAAGAAGAAGTTGAAAAGCTCGAAAGAGGATTCAACAACGGTGGTGGTAGTGACCCATTCGTAGATGAGAGTGCTCAGTATAATCTTATTATTGACAGAAACATTGGTAGCACCACACCAAGCGATGTAAACGATTATACGATGCGTATGGGGTCTCAAGGGTATAAGACCCTTCCGTACGATCAAAACGGCAACATACGCGTCCTAAGAGCCTTCTGGAGGTCTTTTAGAAAGGTTAAGCTTGTCAAGTACTTTGATGAGTTTGGTGCACCACAAGAAGATATATTCCCTGATAACTATTCACCCGACAAAGATAAAGGTGAAACAGCTCGTTCTATGTGGATCAACGAGTGGTTAGAAGGTACGCGTGTAGGCTCAGATATTTATATTAGAATGAGACCTAGACCTATTCAATATAACAAACTATCAAATCCATCGTATTGTCATCCTGGTATTGTAGGTTCGACTTATGCCACTAACTCGTATACGGCTGTTTCTATGATGGAGCGCACAAGGCCATATCAATACTTGTATGATATCTATATGGACAGACTCAATAAGATGTCTGCTAAAAACCAAGGTAGAATTCTAGAGTTAGACCTCAGCATGATTCCAGATGGTTGGGATATGGCTACTTGGATGCACTATTTGTCTTCTATGAATATTGCTGTCAAAGACAGTTTTAAAGAAGGTAAGGTAGGACCAGCCACAGGAAAGCTTGCGGGTAATCTAGGACACGCTGGACATAGTTATATTGACTTACAGAATTCACAATATATTCAGGAACATATTGGCATATTGCAGTTTATTAAAAGAGAAATGACTGAGATCATTGGTGTATCTGACCAACGTCTCGGACAAATCGATACAAGAGAAACTGTTGGTGGAGTTGAGCGTTCTGTAGCACAGTCTTCACATGTTACTGAATATTACTTTCACAAGCATGAAAATGTCCGTGAAAGAGTATTACAGATATTCCTTGAAACTTGTAAAAAAGTATTTAGAGGAAAAGAAAAGCTACTCCAGCATGTATTGGATGATGGCTCAGTAGAGATGTTTAAGATCGAAGGTAAGGGACTCGAAGCAGAGTTTGACGTACACATTCAATCTTCAGCTAAATCTGCAGAGCTTGACGCTACATACAGGGAGATGGCTAAGCTTGCATTCCAGTCCAATAAAGTTTCTCTCGATGTTTTAACCAAGCTTCTTACATCAGATTCTATGTCTGAGAAGAGACGCGTCATAGAAAACGCAGAGAGACAAGCACAAGCACAGCAAGAAAGGCAGATGGAAAGTCAACAGCAGATGGCACAACAACAAATGCAATCACAACAACAAGCTGTTGATAAAGAAATTGCTGCTAAAGAAAGAATGAACATTAGAGATAATGAAACCAAACTTGCTTTAAAACAAGATAATGTTTCAGAACTTGGTGATTTCTATGACAAGCTTGAAGAACAGAAGCGACAATTTGATGAAAATCTTAAACAAAAAGATAAGCATCACGCTGATAAACTGAAGCTTGAGGAAAAGAAAATGGCTATTACGCCTGAAAACAAATCTGAAAATAAATCATAATTTTACACCATGGACGATAACTTAGACCTTGATATGAAATCATTGGTCGAAGATGGTGATTTTAATCCATCAGAGACACCTAGTGATCCGCCAGCAGAAACTTCTACGGAAGATGCAGCGGAAGAGAGCGTAGCTACGGTGGCTCCTACAGAAAGTACTCAACCTCCTGAAGAGTCCTCTAAGGAAGCCCCCTCTAACGCTGCTTTATCCGCCTTTGCCAACCTTCTTGCCGATGAGGGGGTTGTTTCCTTGGACGAAAACAAAAATATTGAATCAACAAATGATCTTGTAGATCTGATTCAAACAACTATTAAAGAGAATGAGTTAGCTCATCTCTCTGACGACCAGAAACAAGCACTCAAAGCTTTTGAAAATGGAATCCCAGTAGAGGAGTTTCTTAAATCTCAAAGCACGGTACAGACGATTGCAAACATTACAAATGAACAAATCGAATCTGACCCTAAGCTTCGAAGAAGTTTGATTAAAGATTCATACCTCGCTAAAGGATTTTCAGAAGATAAAGCTGACCGATTGACTCAAGATTCGTTTGATCTTGGGAGAGATGTGGAAGATGCGGTTGAAGCCAAAGATGATCAAGTCAAATTTCAGAAGCAGAAAATTGCGAACGAAATAGCCGACCAAGAAAAACAACAAGAAGCGGCTAAGAAGCAACAAGAAGCAGAACTGAAAAAGCTAAAAGACAAAGTTTACAAGGAAGAAGAAATCATCCCTGGCATTGGTTTTAATAAAAAAACTGCTGATAAGGTTTATGAATCTATGACTAAAGTTGTCGGTGAGGTTCAAGGACAGCCTGTTAATCAAATGATGAAAGATCGCATTGATAATCCTGTTGAGTTTGAACATAGACTTCATTATGTTTATACATTGACAAAGGGTTTCAAGGACTTCTCAAAGCTGGTTAAAACCAGTAAATCTAAAGCTGTCTCAGAATTTGAAGCCAAGCTTAACAACGGAGGCGAAACGTATCAAGCCCCATTATCTTTCAATTCAGGAACATCGATTCTTGACAAAATTATGGAAAACCCAAATATTAAATAATGAAAATTTCATTCCTACAAACAAATGACGCCAAAGCGTGGAGTGGTATTACTACCAAAAACCACCTCGGTGCCATTTATGAAAAGAAGCCTCAACTCGCTTCTAATATTATCTCTCGTATGCTTTTCCAAGCTTACGGAGCTACTCTTAACAACATGTTGGATCAAATCCCCGCGTTGTATCTTGAAACTGCTGACGACTTCACTTGGAAGCTTATTGGTTCTTCTGACCGTAACATTCCTTTGGTAGAAGCTCGTTATCAGGGTTCTCCTGTTGCTGCTACTGACACTGGTGTTGGTGCCAACGGTACTGAGTTCGAACTTGTATTTGGAGAAAAGTGGTTCTCTGATGTAAGTGTAATTGTTGGACACGACGATGCTTATCCCGTTCGTATCAAGCAAGAGCCTTATGCAGAAGGAACTAACTGGGTATATGTAGTTGAGCCTTACGGTGCAGACATTTTCGTTTCAGGTGTTCCTGGTGACGAGTTTGTTGCTGGTAAGAGATTCAGCCGTGAATACTCTCCAGTTGAGTCTACATTGTCTACTAAGGGTGCTAGCCCTGCGTTCACTACTCCTGTTGAGTTCAGATCTAACTTCTCACAGCAGAGATGGCAAGAAACTATTCCTGGCAATATGATCAGAGAAAGACTTGCTGGTGCTATGGTTTCAGTTGGAGACGACGGACAGAAGAACGAATTCAATGTTTGGACTGACTGGTTGGACTTCGAGTTCATGCGTCAAGTTGAGATGGACACATCCAGAATGCTTTACTACGGACGTTCTACAAGGGACGCCAATGGTAACTATACCTCTGTTGGTAAGTCTGGACACGTTATCGAAGCTGGACCTGGTATTAGAGAGCAAATGGAAGTATCTGGTGTATCTCGTTATGGTAAGCTTACCACTGACTACCTCACCAACGTACTCCTCGAGCTTTCTGATAACAAGCTCCCAATGGACAACCGTCACTTTGTTATTCGCACAGGTGAAAGAGGTGCTGTACTTTTCCACAGAGCTATTCAAACTGAAGCTTCTGGATGGACTGCACTTCATGACATGGATGCTCAGCGTTCTGTTAGCTCCGCACTTCACTCTAACTCTAGAGAGTTCGGATTCCAGTACACTCAGTACTTGGCACCTAACAACATCAAAGTAACACTTGAAGTTGATCCATTCTATTCTGATCCTGTTCGCAATAAGCAGCTTGCACCTAACAACGGACACTTCCTTGGTGGTGTTGCAGAAGCTTATCGTATGGACATTATGGATATCGGAACCATTGATGGTGAGCCTAACTTGAGAAAGGTTTACTCTAAGAAAGACCCACGAGTATTTGGATATATTCCTGGACTTAGAGATCCTTACTCTCCTGAAGGTTCTATGGGTAATCCTAAGCTTATGGTTACTCCTAAGGATGGCTACGAAATCCATTGCATGGATACTTGTGCTGTGATGATGAAGGATCCTGGACGTTCTAGAACGCTCAAGCCTAAGTTCGCAGACTAAAACAAAGCATAGTTAAGGGGGAGACTATCTCCCCTTTAACTCCCTGTAAATATATATCTTATGCGAAATATGAAAAAAAGACCAATGACAGCTATGGACTCTGTTTCTACAATGTCTCCTGAAATGAAAAAAGAGATGATGAAGCAGATGAAAAAGAAAGATATGTTGTATGGCGGTAAGAAGATGAAATTCGGTGGTAAAAAACCCACAACCGCGCAACAAAGAATATCTAATATTGATGAGCTGATTGCTAGCGCACCATCAGATTCAAAAAAACGCCTTAAGAAAAGAAAAGCCAGTCTTCAAAAACAAATGGCTTCTAAGACAAAAGCTATGGCTTACGGTGGTAAGAAAATGAGGTATGGTGGTATGAAGAAAGGTAAAAAGTGTTAAAATTTAAATAATGGCAAATCCAAGATCAGCAGCTGCTAAAAGACTATTGAAAGGAGCACAGCAGCAAAAACAAGCTAAAAACAAAAGAGCAACAGCTTCTACAATGAAGAATATGAAGTCTGTTGCTAAAGGTACTTATGCAAATCGTAGCAATGCAAAAGCTGCAGAAGCTAATGTTAAAAGTCCTGTAAAAGCTCCTAAGAAACCAGCTACTAAAAAAGCTACAACTAAAAAGACAAATTACGATAGTATGTCTTTTAGTAAAGCTTTTGCCGCAGCTCGTAAAAAAGCATTGGCTGGAGGTAGTAAAACTTTTCCTTGGAGAGGTAAAACATACGGTACTAATCTTAAGAAGAAAGCGCCTAAAACAACCCCTCGTCCAAATGTTACTGCAGGTTTGAAAGCAGAACAAAAAAAAGCTAGTAACAAAGCTGTAAAAAAGGTTGAAAAAAATATTGCTTCTTCTGCAAAAGATAAGCCTAAGGTACAAAGTAGTCAGGTAAGCTTTAAAAATAAATCAAGACTTCTTGCTAATAAACCAGGTCAAAGCGCATCTGCTAAATCTAAGCGTACTGTTAAAGCAAGACCTAGTAAAACTACTACTGGAAAAGGAGCGACTGCTTCTAATACAAATCCAGCAGACGGTAAGGCTTTTCTCTCTAAGTTGAATTCTTCTAAAACAAAGACAACTGCCCGTAAAAAACCTTATCAAACTAAAGCTAAGCCTGCTCAACCTGTAGCTAAGCCTAGAGCAGCAACTAAAGCTAAACCTAAAGCTAAGAAAAAGTCTTCAGGTTCTGCGATTGGAAGATTTGAAAGAGGATTGGTTAGAGGTATGAACAGAGGTATTAGAAAGGCAAAGCGTGCTGTAAAAAGAGCACTTAAATAAGATTAAAGAGTAAACTTAAATAAACAATGGCGGATTTTAAACTACCCAACAAAACAGTGATTGTAAAGCCGATAGTAAAATCGACTTACATGATTCCAGACACTAATCACATTGCAGCTTTTTTGGCAAGAGGCTCATTCAATGACTATGGTCTACGACAGCTTGATAGTAATGGAAACTATGTTAATCCATTTACAAAAGAAGAAAAAGAGTTCTTTGAGGATTCCTCAAGGTCTGGTCTTGCTTTTGAATATGGTGACTTGAGTATTTACGGAAGAGAAGGTGAGAACTACTGGGATGATTTCCAAATTAAATTGCAAAAAGACCCAGTTGCTCTCGATTTAAATAATCCTATGGATTATATCAAGTATAAGGTTCTCCTTACTAACACTAAGGAAATTTGTCCATCTTACGAACTCATCGACACAAAAGCTACTTACAAGTACTATATTGAAGATGAGCAACAGTTGGATCTTTCAGAATCTAATGCTGCTGATATTGAAGAAAGAGCATGGGAGATCTTTGGTGAAGTCAAAGGTTCTCACGCTAAGATGGCAGACATCCTTTATGTATATGGTAAAGGAGTTGCTGAGAACTCAACAGATGATTTCTTGAAGCGTCAACTTAGGTCACTTATTAAGCAAGACTTTGAAAGATTTGTCAGAGTCTGTGATGACCCAAGTTTCCACACAAGTCTTCTCATTCAAAAAGCAATCAGAGTTGGTGCTATCAAAAAGAGTGGTACTGCTTATATGACCGAACATGGTGATAAGATTTCTGATGGTATTAGAGATACTGTGTTGTACATCGACGATCCTAAAAATCAGGAGTTCAGATTCAACCTTGAACAGAAAGTAGATGGTGTTAAGAAAGCACCAGCTAGGAAAAGAAAAGCATGACAACAACCGAGTTTTCCAACGAGTTTGATATTCTTTATGAATCTATTGCGTCTAACGGTGCTCCACCAATAGACGACTATGAAAAGTCTGTATTACTAACTCAAGCTCAGGAAATCTTGGTTAAAGATAGTTATTCCTATAAATTCAATATTGCAAAAGAAGCAGTAGATGCTACTGAAAAAAGACGCAGGGATTTATCAGAACTATACACGCAAGGTATAAGTTCAAACCCTATTACAGACCTTGATCAAAGTATTAGTACAAACGCTGTATTTTTTAATATTGAAGATAATGTTCTTTTTATTTTAAACGAAAGAATTAAAGTAAGTTCAGATCAAACATGTTATGACCAAGGTTATATACCTGTTGTTCCTGTAACTCACGATGATTATAATTACCTAATTTCTAACCCCTTTAAAAAGCCTAGTGAAAGCTTGGCTTGGCGTTTGGAACATTCCAAACTTTCAACAAATCGTGTTGTAGAGATTGTACATGCTTCTACAGTCAATCCTCAAGAGTATTACTACCGCTATATCAAAAAGCCAAAGCCTATTATTGTTTCTGGTCTAACAGGCACAAGCGTTGATGGTATTTCTGCTCAAACGGAATGCGAGTTATCTGAAGGATTCCACCGTGAAATCCTACATATAGCAGTAGAACTTGCACTTGAAACTACGGGCAATCCACGATTTGGAACCAAATTACAATATAACTCATCTAAAACTATAAACTGATGAAAGCCCAAAACACAAATCTGAAAGTTCTCGTTGCTAATGCAATTTCTGATCCTGCAGAAACCACATTGTCTACATTTAAGACATCTGGTTCTACTGGTGAAGTTCTCGTTGTTGAAAGAGACGGAACAGCTATTGCTGCTGGTTCAACTGGAATTGTTATTGCTGTCAAGAAAGCCGATGGTACTCTCGATCAGACTGAAGTAATTCCTACTGCTGGTATCGTAAAAGCTTCTGTTAAGTCTTATGCTGCTGGAACAAACCAAGTTGACTATATCGGTTTCAACGGAACTACTGGTTCTATTGACGCTGTAAATGCAACTCACTACATTGCAAACCTTCGTATGCAAGAGTTCGGTTCTAATTCAGCCTCTAACTATGAGAACCTCGTTGGAGAATTTTACACTGATTCTACTGCAACTCAACAAGAGATTGCTTATGGTATCTGTGATTCTCTTATTGCTTCTCATAACGAGTTGGATCAAGAGAGATTCTTGATCGAGCGTGTACATAGTGATGCTGGTGACGCTATTGCTACTGGAATAGCTAACTTGACTTTTACTAAAGGTTCTAAGGTGTTTAGTGCAACTGACATCGATAACTCTGGTAATAATACAGCTCTTGCTGTAGGTAATTACATTCGTATTGGTACTACTCCTGCTGATCCTGTTTATAAGATTACATCTATTGATGGAACTGCTAATACAGGAACTATTGATATTGCTTTCCAAGGTGATACTGTAAGTGTTCAAGATGTGGATGTTGAAACAATTACCGCAGCAGATATTGTTGCTGTTTCTGCTAATTTCGGTATCAAGCTTACTGCTCGTGACCTTACTGCTGTTGCTGGTAAGTTCCCAGTTCAGAAGTTCCACTTCTCTACTTCTCTTGAAAACTTTGGTTCTACTACTTTGACTGCTCAGTCTACTGGTGCATCTGTAGGTATTGGATCTGGAGCTCAGGTTAGAGAGCATGAGTGGTTCGCAAGAGGTAACTTTGGTGAGATCTTTAGAACAGGTCAGCCATATTTGTTTGATAACGAATTGGTTGGTGTATCTAGTAACAACTATGATATCCTCAGCATTGACTACTACTTGGACGAAAGAGAAAGGTTGACTTACACAAGTTCTCCTAGAAGTCTTGTTGTTTATGTTAATGAAGACAGCTCTAGCGCTGCTATGGTTGCTTTTATTGGCAAGTTGAACGATAATACTGTTTCTTCTGAGCTTAATGCTCTTGCTCATACTTAAGAGTATATAACAATACTTATTATATCATATATATAGTTTTTGTTATATTTAAGATTGGGGAGTTTTACTCCCCTTTCTTATATTTGTACTTATTTACGAAAAATTATGGACTATAGAGACATTGTTAGAGGAATTACTAACTTTTTTAGTAATGCTTTTGGACAAAATACATCTTTCATTGTAGACTCAAGTAATGCTCTTACAAGCACGGGTGGTGACTACACAGTACTTGAAGTTCTTGAAGATGTTTCTGGAGCATCTATTACAGATGCTAATCTTTCAGGAGGTGCTGCATATCCAACAGATATGACTGCTGGCTTTAGAACTTATGGTAAGTTTACAGCTGTTTCTTGTACTGGTGGAAAAATCAAAATGTATAAGTCAAGATGAGTTTAACTGTTGACGAAATACAACAGTATCTTGATAAAAGTGCTTCTTACGGTAGAATTTTAGGAAACGATATCGTAACTGAAGTAAAGATGGGCTGCTTTAATTACTCAGCTGATACACTCATTTTGAATTATTTTAATAGGTATCTATTAACTAAAAAAACCTTATCATGAGTAAAAGTCTTACTGGTAATATTTCTAACATTGAGGTTCAAGCTACACAATCTCCTTACGATAGTCAGGGTAATAACATTGTAGATGCTGATAGAAATAGAAATATTGAATTAGCAAAACCTCCTTTTACAGAAATAAATATTAGAATTTACGCTACTATATTAGCTGTGCCGAGAAGTGGTGACGCTTTTTTGTTTTTTACACCAAATAACAGTGGTTCCCCTGGATTTGGTTATTGGGATGGAACTCGTCTATTTGTTTGTAACGCAACACAAATAGAATAATCTTAAAAAATAATGTAATGTTTGAAGATACTTGGGCAGAGTTAATCAATCATGAACACTCATGTAGAACTTTGCTCTTTATTTTATTAGCGTACATGCTGTATCTTAATCACAATAAGAAATCAAATGGCTAGAAAAGCAACAAAGAAAAAAGGAACGACTAAAGACGCATGCTATCATAAAGTAAAGAGGTCTTATAAAGTATTCCCATCAGCATATGCTAGTGGGGCTATTGCTAAGTGTAGAAAAAAGAAAGCGGGAAAAAGAAAGTAATGGGTGTTAGGAAAACAAAGAAAGGTGCTGCTCTTAGGCGTTGGTTTAAGGAAAATTGGAAAGATGAAAAAGGTAATCCTTGTGGATCATCTAAAAATAAAAAAACCAAAAAGTGTAGACCTACTAAAAAAGTTTCTTCCAAAACACCAAGAACATGGGCTTCATTATCTCCTTCTCAAAGAAGAAGAGCTGTTGCCGAAAAGAGACGTGTAGGTATGGGTCGTAGAACAAGTTCAATTAGAAGAACAGCTTAACATGACTAGTACAAAAAGAGTTAAAGCACCTGCTGGTTATCATTGGATGAAGAGTGGTAATTCATTTAAGCTTATGAAACACACAGGTAAATTTGTTGCTCATAAAGGTGCATCACTATATGCAAGTTTTAAGATTCAAACTAAACATTCAAGTCGTAAGTAATGCCATCTAAGAAAGGTTATAAAAGCCCAGCGTGGCAGCGCAAAGCAGGGAAGAATCCAAAAGGGGGTCTTAACGCAAAAGGTAGAGCTTCTGCAAAAGCACAAGGTTCTAATCTAAAGGCTCCTGTTAAAAGTGGAACAAACCCTCGTAGAGTATCTTTTGCTTGCAGGTTTGCAGGTATGAAAGGCCCTATGAAAGATTCAAAGGGAAGACCTACAAGAAAAGCATTAGCTCTTAAAGCTTGGGGATTTGGTAGTGTTGAGGCAGCAAGAAACTTTTGTCAACGACATAAAAAAAAATAAATGTTAGGCCTTAGTCTATTAAATATAACAAATGAGTTTTTATCTAGAGGTGTCAAGAACCTATTAAACTGCTCCAGAAATAGAGGCGGTAACTATTTTTACAGCAAATGGTCTACATCGGGTGCAACCTTATCTAATTATGGCAGATGGTCAATTAACGGTCCTAAATATCCAAATGTATATGCAATTTGGACTAAATTAGGTGCTGATAATACTGAAAGACCCACGAAGGTTACTTTTAATTTAAACACAAGCGGCACCGTAAAAGGAAGCTCCTCTGCTTCTTCACACACCACAGTATATCTTGAAGCTGGTAAAGAATACACGGCTTCGGCTTATGTCTATAAAATTACAGATCTTAGTGCTAATGCTCAAGTATTTAGGATAGGTATTTCAAGGGTAGGAGCTACAAACGTAAAAAAAAGAGGTGTTGTACAAACAGCAGGGGTCATAACCGCTGATTCCCAAAGATGGACTATAGTAACATACACATTTAATATTGCTGCTGGAGAAGAGGGTAACTATGAATTTATTATTTCAGGTGTCAATGGTGCTTCAATCGAATCAAAAGAGATAGCTTTTATTTGGCCAGCTATCCACAAAGGAGCTACTGCGAAGCCATATGATGACTTCTGCCCTGGCAGCCCATTGTCTCTTGATGCACTGACTTTCTTCTACAACACCCTCAAAGAAAGAGTATCTCTTGGGTATTCAGCTATTGAGTATTCTCTACAAACACTCAAAGACTCTTTATTCAAGTCCAATCGTACAGACGCTAAGATTGTCTATGTCCCTGGAGCAAGTATTAGGGAGTCAAACTACGTTGACAGTAATGACATGACTAGTAGCCAGTGGAGCGGTCAAAATGTTATTACAGTAACAAATCTTGGTACCAACGGTGTTCCAGATAATCTTACCGCGTTTAAACTGACATATTCTTCTGAAAGTACAATAAGACTTAATGAAGTACATCAAAGGGTACCTCCAGCTGGTACTATGATTAAAATGTCCATGTACATTAAAAAGGAGAATAGTGAACGAGGTAGATTTTATACCTATGTAGTTGGTCCTCAAACTACAATTTTTAATATTTCATGGGAGTATGACTCAGATGACATTGTTACAATTACAGGCAATTCAGCTGGATCTACAAACATTGTGGAGCCAGTTCCTGGATTTCCTGGGTGGTCACACTTGACAATGTACAACCCAATGCCTTCTGGTGCAATCGCCAACTGGAACACTCAGATCTACGCATCATACGACACCCCATCAATAAATAAGTCAACTACTTTTGCTGGAATAACGCTTACTGACAATCTTTCTCAACCAGAGCTTGAGCGTCTAGATGGAACTGCTTCTTATGTAAGTCATAAGGCACTGCCTATCATTCCTTCAGACAATAGTGCAGACCTTACAATATCCAGAACCTCTGAATCTTTAAAGAGAGTATTTGATGCAGAAAACCAAAGAGATAGGTGGGAGCATATCTTAGAAGAAGAGCCTAGATTCGAATACACTGGTATTAAGAACCTGGTTCAAAACAACAGTACGTTTAGTGCTGTGGGAGGTTCAGACCACAGGGTTTCTCCTTTAGGAGGAATGACCATTGGAGATATCTCTAATGTTACTGATGAGGACGGAAAGCCATTCCTGAGATATGAGTTTACACAAGGAACAACATCTCATTCGTTTAGGCTTAATGATATTGATTTCCAAGAAGATCAAGACTACTCAATTGGTTTGTTTGTAAAAGGAAACAGTTCCGCTGTTTCTGACCTGACTCTTGAGATAGACCATGGTGATGATACATCCCCTAGAAAGGAAGCTGCTTTTACCACAAGCTTTGTAAAGCACACTTTCTATGATGAGTACTACAACCGCACTGTCCCCAACTTCATAGACTTTAACTTCAAGAATGGAGTAAATGGAGTTACATACGTTGTGGAAATCAAAGCTTTGGGAATGTTTCTTGGAAGCGATTGGTTTGAAGACTATAACGATGGTGTTGATTATGACCTTTATGAAAAGCCATTAGGTCATTTGATCCACCGTCAAACAACAACATATACCATTAACTCTGCTTTTGATGGAGCTGTTTCCGGTACAAATGATGCAATGACTCTTCCAACAAGCGGGTCATTTTGGTTCAAAAACAATGGCGATAATTTGAANCTGACTGTAACCCCCAACAAATACATTGATGGGGCAAATAGTCTTTACATTGATGCAGAGAATGCTAGACTATGGATGGCAGATTCATTTGAGGCAAACACTGGTCAAACCTACACCATGGCTATGTGGGCAGTCTTTGATGACTCTGGTCATAGTATAAATAAATACCTCTCAACCAACTCTGGAGTAAATTTAACCAGACAGTGGTATATCGATGGTATTGCGGCCTACGGGTCTGATGTACCTCTTCCAGGGTTGCATTTAGTTCACCTGGTTGCCACAGCTAATGCTGATGGGTTAGCAGTAGATTTTCGAGCAGGTGTTGGGGTGAGCACCACGAGGACATGTGCCTTAGAAATCATACACCTCCTTAAAACAAACATTAGTTATCCACCTCAAGTACCCATTCTTACTGGGTCTGGAGTTTCCTCTAAAACCTTGCTTGCAGATCTGGTTCGTAATGACGGATTGGTAGGCAAGACTCCAAAAACCGAGGGGTATACTTTTGTGGACTTTGAAGTTCCTGTCGGGGCTTCTGGGAGCTCCAAGTATGTACTTTCATTAAATGATGGTACAGTCAGTAATCGAATTATCATTTATATAAACGGGTCTGATAAAATCGAGGGTACTCTTATTCAAGGAGGTACTCAAATATTTTCGGCTCAGACACCTGCTGCTGTTATTGAAAGACGGAAGAGGGTTTGCTTTAAGTTCAATGGTACTACCGCAAAACTATTTGTAAATGGATCGTTGGTAGATACAGACACCAATACGTTCAATGGCTATGAACTTGAACCTAGACAAATGGATGTTGGTCATAGGGTTACTGGTACCAATGTTATAAATTCAAGAATCATTTCTGTGTCTGTAGACAACAGAGAAATCACTGACTTGGAAGCTATCGCCATGACATCGTTTGGTGAATTTGTTGCAAGCGATGCTCTTGACAGATATGTTGTCTTCCAAAACAGAGTACTCTTGAATCGAGGTACAATGTATGGTGACCAAACCACAAGTATTAATACAATAGACGGTATCTAATGAATTTGTTTGACAGATCTTCACTAGCATTGATTTCAGATGCTGCCAAAGATGGAAAGCTCTACTCTATCAGGCCCACAGATGGAAGTGGTGACTTCACTTTTTCAAGAGGTTCAGACCTTACTGCTACTAGGGTAGATGAGAATGGTCTGATTGAGAAGGGTAGGGAGAATTTTTTGTTGGAATCTAACAACTTTGATGAAGTTTGGAATAAATCCAGTTCAAATGTAACTTCTAGTCAAGCAGGATATGATGGCACAACAGATGCTTGGAGTGTATCTAAAACTGCTCAATTTGGAAGACTTGAACAAACAGTTGTCTTATCGGGATTAACAACAATGAGCGTGTACGCTAAAGCCAGTACTAATGACTGGATAGCTATGCGTCACTCAGCAGATGGCTCATCAATTGCAAACTTTGATTTGACAAATGGTGTCTTTGGAGCTATTGGATCAAATGTGGTAGCAACGAATTCAGTAAGTGTTGGTAGCGGATGGTATAGAGTATCCGTAATATGGAACTACACTGGATCCTCTGGTGTTAGAATTCATCCAGGCGCAAGTGACAACATTGGTGGTACAACAGCTACAATTTTTATTCAGGATGTACAGGTTGAGCAAGGCCTAGTAGCAACAGACTACATGGACACTAGCACTGGTGTCAACAAACTCCTCTATTCAAATAACTTTGAGAAATCAGCATGGCCTGTTGGCACCCACTACACAGTTACCCCTGATCAAGAAGGACATGATGGAACAACCAACGCTTATTTGTTAAACAAAACAAGTGGAGGCAACGATTACTTCCGTCAGATGGACGTTAATGTTGATGGACAAGCAACCACAAGCATTTATGCTAAAGCAGGGACCGTTAATCACTTAATGATCTATCTGAACGGGTACATCAGGGTCAACCTAAGCAATGGTGATGTTGAAAGTACTGGTGGAGTATTTGAATCTTATAATGTAGAAAGAATTGGTAGAAATGGTTGGTGGAGAATTAGTCTTACTATAGCCAGTCATCCCAACTTTGTATATTTTAAGCCACAAATAGGTAATAATGTTGATGGTATCGGGAGCATATACATTCAACACGCTCAGACTAATGAGGGTGCTGATACATTACCTTATGTAGAAACACAAGGGACTACTGCATACGCAGGTGTCCTAGAAAACCTCCCAAGAATAGACTATACAGGTGGCACACAATCATTGCTGTTAGAGCCGAGCAGGACTAATGTGATTGGTCATAGTGAATACGCAAACGCAGGCTCTGGTTCTTCAGCAACAATAACGGACAATGTCACGACCTCACCAGAGGGGGTGCAAAACGCAGCGAGACTTTTACCAACATCAGGATTCGGAAGATGGGAAAGTCTACCCTTTGGTAGTTTAATTACAAACGGCACTACATATGTAGTATCTGCATATTTCAACACATCATCAACGATTGATATTATCACTTTTTATATCGGATGGAATGGAGCAACGGGTGGAGATAGAATAGGAATTAAATTTAATCCAAACACAAGGGTATACATAAGCACCTTTTCAATGGGTTCTGCAACTCTAACTGATTATGATATTGGTGAAGCGGATGAAAATGGATGGTATAGAGTTAGCCTAATTGCACCAGCAACAAATGCAAACTCAAGTACTTCTCTTGTTTTGCGTGACCTTGATTCTCAAGCAGATGGTAGCAAGTATGTTGATTTTTACGGATTGCAAATGGAAGCGGGCTCTTACCCCACATCTTACATCCCCACTTATGGTACTGCTGCTACAAGGGGTGTGGATTTTTTTGATTCAAGTGCTGATTTCACAAGCTTCTTTGGAAAGAATCAAGGAATTATTTTTATAGAAACTAACAGAAGATTAGGTAAAGGTGAATCTTCAAACCAAGAATTTATTGGATTTAGAGAAGATAGTAGTGGCAACTATTGGAGAATACTTGCTAGAGATCAAATAATTTATGTTCAAAGTGTTGGTTGGGGTTCAACAATTACACATTATCCTTATAATACTAATCCCACAAAGTATTTATTCAAATGGGATGGAACAACTACTAGTTTCTATATTGATGGTTCTTTAATTGGTAGCGGAACTCAAACCGCAACATTTAGTCCTAACGCTTTTGGTAGATCTGGTGGTGGTGTAAGTGCAAAGAATCAAGAATTTTTAAAGCACATGACTTTATTCCCCGAAGCCTTATCCGACAAAGACTGTAGAATCCTCACAGGATCATATCCATCATTTGCAGCAATGGCATCAGCATTAAATTATACAGTATATGAATAATAGAGCATCATTACAACTTGGTGGAGGCAATTGGGCAGCCAAAGACGCTAACCTTTTAGCATATGAAACTGATCTTTCGGAAAAGAATTTTCTTCCAATAGAACTTGGCTTTGAAAGAGGAGCTAACCTTGCTGCTACCCGTGTAAACTCCAGTGGTTTAATCGAGAAAGGAAGGGAGAACTTATTGCTACAATCAAATCAGTTTGATACTACTTGGGCTCAATCCAACACAACCAAAACAAGTGGACAAAGTGGTTATGATGGCACAAATGACGCTTGGGAATTAGTTAGGTCAAGTGGTGGGTCTTTAGTATTAAATCAATCATTGACTTTAAGTGGAGTTTACACTTTTTCTTGTTATGTAAAAATTAACGCATCTAATGGATTTGGAATAGGGTTTGGTTCTTCCAATTATGCATTATTTAATATTTCAGATGCGCTACAAACATCAGCGGTATCTCAATTTGGAATAATATCTTCAAGTATAACTTATGTAGGAAATAATTTTTATAGAATTAGCGTTACTGATAATGGTTCATTTAATGAAGTGAGATTTATTAATGCACTCGCAGATGGTACATTAGCAACAAGTAATGGCGGTACATTCATTGTGCAAGACGCACAACTTGAACAAGGTCTCGTAGCAACAGACTACATTGAAACAGGTGCGTCTACTGCACAAGCAGGATTGTTAGAAGACGAACCAAGAATAAACTACAGTGGTAGTACACCATCATTGTTGTTAGAGCCGAGTAGGACTAATCTTGCTTTTAGTAGTGAAACATTTGGTGGTTCGGGTGTAGGTTCTGTTTATATGAATTCTAAAATAGATGTTACATATACGCCTAACTATGGAATTAGCCCCGAAGGGGTAAAGAATAGCACTCGTGTGCAGTTTAACGATTCAACGGCATTTTCATACAGGGCTGTTTCATTGTCAGAGGATAATACAGGTTCTTTATATGTAAAAGGAACAGCGGGTGAAGACATACGCTTTGGATTCGGAACTAATGTTGCAACTGATGGGACAATTCATACTTTTGATGGCACTTGGCAACGTGTAACACATACATCTTCAACAGGAACTCAGTTTTATTTATCAAACTATACCGGCACGGGAAACCAAGCCTCTGACTTTGAAATATATGGATTGCAACACGAAATAGGCTCTTACGCAACCTCCTACATTCCTACTTATGGTGCTACCGCCACTAGATCAGACGACTATTATTCCAATACATCTTTGTCAAACATAGGTAGTACTGATAGATGTACTTTCTATTGTGAAATAGATTTACCGCAGGGGAGAGAAGGATCTCCGTACTTTTTGAGATTTGATAGTCCTGCTTCAAGCTTTGGTTGGAAGGGTAACTATGTTCCAAGTCCTATAATTTCAGTTATTGGTACTGGAAACATTACCAATAGTGATACCATAACCGTATCTACTGGAGTTCACAAGTTAATAATCCGCTGGGAAAATGGAGTAGGTTCTATCTTTATTGACGGGGCAAAGAAAACTGAACAAATTACAAGTAGTGCTACTGAAGTTTTTGATGAGTTTAGATCTCAAGGAACAGGGTATAGACACTTGCAAAAATCTGTTTTAGTATTCCCAGAAACCCTATCCGACGCTGAATGTATAACACTAACAACCCTATAACATGAGAACATTTCGTAAATACCAATTCGTAGATGCTGATACAGCCAAGGCAGCTATCACTGCTTTAGGAGAAGAGCATCCCCACAGTGTAGTAGAACTTGGTCACATTGTAGAGACTCCTGGTGACGAAGAGAATCCCCCAGTAATGTCAACTACATACCACGTTGATGTACTGTGGAAAGGTGAAGTTGATCCATCCTGGGATGAGCAAATGGTATGGTGCCCACCTATTGGACTCCATGTGTTTGGTAGTAGCTCTGCTATTGCTGAGTGGATGAAGACATGCAAAGAATTACATCCTGAATATTTCCCTGAACCCGAAGAAGAATGATTACAGCTAGATACGTCTTTCCAAACAAAGAAACTGCAGAGACTCGTACTTCTTACTTAGCAGTCGATGGTCAAACTATAGCTTCTATTGTTTTTATTGGTGCCATTAAAATCTACGGGCCAGACCCAAAAGATCCAGAGCAAACGATCGTAACAAAAGAGCACGAAGGTTACCATGTGGACATTCTTTGTTATCCAATAGTAGATGCTTCTAGGGATCCTGAAAATCCTACCATATCAAAACCTGATGCTCTTTCACTTCTAAACTCTTATGAGGTAGAGCCAGTAAATCCATATCATACTTTTTAATTAAAACTAATTATGGCTAACGTAACTATTACAAACGATAACGACTTTAAAAAGATTTATCTTTCTTCTGATGATCCAAATATGAATACTGATTATCCAGTAGTACTTGTGTATATTCAAGATGTTCTTAGATATACTTTGGTTGTTGAAGGAGAAGTTAATATTAACGGAATTGACTATCGAACATCAACTAATGCTAGAGACTTAGATTGGTCTAATACTAACACAAGTATTGGAACTAGATATATTGAAGAAATTGATTCGAATAGTTTTGGTTTAGGCTCAGGATTGATTTTAGAAGATGGTCTTTGGAAATTTGTTATTCTAGGTGAAAACGCAAGTATTTATGTCGGGGTAATTATGCATAATGAATTAGATTCTTGTATTTCAAATAAGCTTGATGTAGCATATGATGAAACTAACAAATGCGATGTTGAAAAGGTAGAAGCTTTGACTCTTAAGTCATGGGCTTTGCTGCAGTCTGCAAAAGATTCAGCATCTGTTAAAGAATGGGAAAACGCTAAGTTTAAATTTGACTTAGCAAAAAGTAACTGTAATAAAGATTGTAACTGCTAATGGCTATCACGTTTAACAACTTTACCACTTATGGTAATACAGAATTTTTTGGTGAAGACAAGTCTAATTTATTTCTTATTGGTTTTGATACTGTAAACAATAGTGAATTTAAATACAGTCTTGCTAACTTTTTTCCAACTGTTTCATCAGCTGGAGGAACTTCTTTGTTTAAAGACATTACATCCGATACACAAATTAACCTCAAAGGTATTTCAGTAGGTTCTAATAAACTTACCCTTACTGCAAATACTAATGATATTGGTTTAGATGTAAATGAAGCTAACCTCACACTTGATAATGTTGGTGGTACACTAGGACTTGCTAAAGGAGGTACTGGTAAAACCTTAAGTGCTCCTAGTGAAGATAGTATTATGTTCTATGATCACGATGCTGAAGAAATGGCATGGCTTAGTGTAAGCGGTAATAATAGTGGTTTGCAAATTGTAGATACTGCAATGTCAGTAGCAGCACAGTTAAGTGCTGCTTATGCAAAAGGAACTCTTTTATCAAAAGACGGTTCTGGTAATGACTCTCCATTATCTGTAGGAACAAACGGTTATATCTTAAAAGCAGATAGTACTACAACTACAGGATTGAAATGGGCTGATATAGATGATTTTCAAATTGCACAGCTTTCTTACAATGATGGTTTCCTAGGAACATCTGCAGGTAGTGGTTATTTAAGAACGGGTAATGGATTAACTTGGACTGATAATACAGGTCATCAATCTATTTCTGTAAACCCAGCACAAATTAGTTTAGCTAGTTGTAATAATGATGCTAACTTTAGAGCAATAACTGCTTTTGCTGATACTAGTAATATTACTAAAACCCATCACATAGAAATTGTTATTGGTAATGATACTTATCAAGTAGCGGGTGAATTGATATGATACATTTAAAATTTTTATTTCTAAATCTATATAATAGTCTTGACAAGACAGGTAAACTTGTTGTCACGATCACTATTATATTTATGTCATATATGGGTTATGACAACCATCTTATTCATAACCAGTTGGAGTATGAAAGAAATATGGTAGACTCTGTTAGTGTACAGATTCAAGATGTACACGACAAAACAATTCCTTCACACAACAATCATATGACTATTGAAGAGTTTACTCATCAAGGTCAGATAGTACAAACAGCTTTAGATGTACTGATGAAAGATGTAGGAGCAGACAGAACATTTATTTTTGAGTTTCACAATACTGTTGCAATGTCAAGAGGTGTTGATGAAACCCCAATAAACTTCTCTCTTATGAGTTGTACGTTTGAGTCTGTTGATGTTGGTGTTAAACCAAGATGTTTCTCACTTCAAGATATAAAGGTTCCTATGTGGAACAGTTGGGTATATGAAATCACAAGAGGTGGTTTTAAGTATATGAATACTCAACATATTTCTAATACTGTTTATAAAGCTTACTATGTTGACAATAATGTAAAGTCTGTTATTGTCGTTCCTATTAAAAATAAAACAAACGAGACCATTGCACTTATGGGCGCAGAGTGGATCAAGTCTGAGTTTATGAATATTCAAGAGAACTCTATGCTCGTAGATAACTTCAAAGACGCCTCTTTGTATCTGTCGGAACAAAGTAATAACTTTGCAGAAATTTTAATACGAATGCCTAATGAAGCTATCTAACAACTTTTCACTAGAAGAATTTACAAAGTCAGCAACAGCTGATCGTTTGGGTATTGATAATGCAGCACCAAATATTGCTGTAATAAACCTAAAGGTTCTTTGTGAAGAAGTTTTGCAACCCGCCAGAGACCATTTTAAAGATGAGTTTGGTGATGTGTTTATCAAAGTAAACTCTGGTTATAGAAACATACAACTCTGTGAAGCTATTGGTAGCTCCGCAAGGTCTTTTCACTGTCATGGTATGGCTGCTGATATCGAACTTTATATTAAGAACGGTACGCAGTATATGGAAGCTAACGAAAAGCTTTACTATTACATCAAAGAGAATCTTCCTTTCACAGAACTTATCTGGGAATATGGTGATGATAAAATGCCAGCATGGGTACACGTTGCTCTATCTAAGCATGACAAGCGTAAGATGATCAAAAGATTTCCTAAAGGCAAAGAACTAAAATGAAGCATGGTTCTAAATATCTAATGGGTGTTATTGTTGGTATTATTATATGCTACCAATATTTTCAAGCTTATCCTAACGTGGTTACAAATGATATTGTTGTAAGACACGATTCTCTTGTATATCTTCCTGGCAAAGACAGTATTGCTTGGGATACTTTTAGAACTAAACCCATTGCTTATATCCCACAAGGATATGTCAAGCTTTCAGAAGCAACTGAAGAAAGTCTTGATACCAATTTATTTGTATACGAGGTAAAGGATACTAATCAAGAAGCTACTATTGAGACATATACCGATGGTACATATGTCAAGAATATTTACAACTATAAAATGTTTATCCCATCTACTTTAAGGATAGACACTGTATTTAAGTCAAGTACTGTTACAATCAAACCTAAAAGAAGTTTTAAACTTCACGGTGAGTTTGGTGCTAACTGGGGTGTAGGTGCATCCTATGAACTAAAAAACAAATGGGAAGTAGGTATTACTTACAGACCCGACAACACAGTAGCACGATTGGAAATACCAATTTTTACATATGACTAAATCACAGATCATAAACTTCTTGCTTGAAAAGCCTGGCTACCTTAAGGAAGGTAAGAACAGGCTTGCATTGCTTTTGGAAGACAGAGGTGAAGAAGTAACAGTTGAAGAATGCGAAGCTGCTCTTAAAGAAGCAAAGAAAATCAAGGAGGTAAGCCCTGGACTAACATTAAAGTCTACATGGGTTTCCCCTGATGGTAATATGGGATTCTCATATAAAGTAGACCCTGATGGTGACCTTTCTGAAATAAGAGAAGAGGTCAAGACAAAAATATCTACTGAGAAGTTTGATATCCCAACAAAAGAATTAGGAGGTAATGAAATCACAGTATCTATTGCTGACCTTCATATTGGTGCTTTTGTACATGGACTGCGTACAACACATGACTTTAACGTCGACATTGCAAGAAAAGCATTGCATTCAGTAGCAGCCAATATCAACGCACTCAATGCTAAGAAAGTTAATATGATTATCCTTGGTGATATTATAGAGTCTTTTACAGGATTGAATCATCCAAACTCTTGGCAGGGTATTCAACTCTATGGAGCTGACTTGGTAACTATCTCTTATGAGATTCTTGGCGAGTTCTTTTCACAGATTGTAAACCTTTCTTCTATTGTTATTATAGGGGGTAACCACGACAGGTATACCTCATCAAACAAAGAAGATGTACAAGGAGGTATATCTAAGATTCTTACTTACTTCCTTCAAAAAGCAATGCCTAATATGCCAATTACATGGGATAGGATGATTGTTTCTAAAGAGTATGATGGTATCGTATACAACGCAGCACATGGTGATCTAGGATTCTCCAGAAACCCAGCGTCTGATATCATCCTTAGATACTCTACTAATAAAGACGCGTTTAATCTTTTACTTGAAGGACACTGGCATTCCAGAAGAAAAAAGCAGCCAGTGAATACCAAAGCTGTTAGCTGGGATACAAACAACTATCGCTGCTATACAGTTCCTTCAATCTTCTCAGGTAACTTCTACTCAGAGAGTATGGGTTACTCTTCAACACCAGGGTTTATGATCTTCTGGAACAATGGTGAAGGACTTCCAATAACACTTGATATACCTTTTAATTATGCCTAATACCCCAATTACCGAATGGTACGCAAATCTTAAAGCGTCAGTAAAACACAATGTAGACGCTACTGTAAAACCAACATTGAGATTTTACAAATCTCTTTTGGATACTGTAAATCAACATACTTCTGACATTAATTTAGTCCAAAGTACATCTAAACCATCTATTATTGTTACAGATGCACAACTAGAAGGAGAACTGTATACAGATTATTCTATTCCAACACTTACAGCCGACATTACTTTTGTTTATATAAAAAATATAGATACTAGTAATGGAAGTGAAGTATTTCTTCCAGATCCTTCTTCTAGTGAAGATAAGACAGTATTTATTTCTAATATAAATGCTGCAAATAATTTTCTTGTTAAAGTAACTGATGGTAGCGCAATGCTAATTAATCAGTCTGGAACAAACACACAATTTACACTTAATGCTTCACAAACAGGAATGTTTTCTTGTAAGTCTGGAGAATGGGTTGCTGTTAATATTGGATAATGACTGAAAACGAAATTGTATACGGTATTAGAGAGCGCATCAGAGAGTTAGCTGATGACTCAGATATCTCTAACAGACAGATTCTGTTTGAGGTTAACAATCAACGTGCTCTATACTATTCTAAGAAAGGAAGAAAGATTGACGATACTGTAAAGCAGGAAATCTGTATGAATGTCAATATCGTAGACCCAATGAAATGTGGTTGTACCACTAGCGGTTGTAAAGCATTGAGAACTGCAACACAAGTTCCTGCAACTATTACAACCAATGGTGACCAAGCAGGGGTTCTTATGATCAGAGGTAATGGTATGTTAGCTAGACCGTTCTCTTTTATTTCTTGGGAGAAGATTCGTTTTTCAGGAAACAATGAATTTACAAGTAGAGATATTTATGCAGCACTTGGACCAGATGGTTACTTGTATTTCAAATCTGGTAACCCTGAGGTGGAGCTTTTGGCTTCAACTCAAGTTATTGTTACTCTACTTATGGAAAATCCTAAAGATGCTAACAACTTTGTAGACTGCTCTACAAATACAAATTGTTATTCAGCAGACAGTCAGTATCCATTGAAAGCAAGTTTGTACGCTTACATTGCACCTATTGTTGTACAGAGTTTGTTGCAGAGAGAACAGTTACCAAGAGACGAAGCGAATAATGCAAACGACGATAAAACACAAGTCTGATTACAAGTCAGATGAGTTTTATAGATTTTATAAAAACAACTACAGTGAAGTTGTTGACAAAAAACTTTATAGCGACATAACTAGAGATTTCTTTAATATAATTTTTGATAGGATGATCTTCAATAACCAAACTTTTCAACTGCCTTATGAGATGGGAGAGATGTTTATTGGTAAGAAGAAACAAAAAAGCTTTGAAGCTTTACCTATCAACTGGAAAGAAACAAAAGAGTTGTGGGACAAAGACCCTGTTGCTAAAGAAAATAAAGTTTTGGTAAAACATTTTAATAGACATACAGATGGATATATTTTTAGATTCATCTGGTCTAAGCTGAATGCAAAGTTTATCAAGAAAAGCTTATATAGGTTTAGACCTATAAGAGCACATGCTAGAAAAATGTCTGCAGCAGCACAAGACCCAAAGAGTAAAATTGATTTTTTTGAAATAAGATGACACGAGGTTATGTATCCGTATATGAGATTATAGAGAGAGTATTTACATCTCCTCTTGCTAAAGAAATTGATCTATCTACAATTGTAAGATTGACAGCAGATGGGTTGCTTCTTATTGGCGCTCCTACTTTGCAAGAAGATAAAGAGTTTGAAGTTGAAATCATTCAATACCGAGCTAAGCTTCCTTGTGAAATCAAAAGAATTAAAACTGTTCGTAAGAATGGTAAAGCTCTTAGGATGTCTGCTAACTCATTTAAGAATCTCATTGATCACAACAATAGAGATTACTTTGCGAGTAATGAAAAGACGTACTCTATCAATGGGGAGTATATTCATACAAACTTTGAGAACGACACTATTTACATCTCGGCTACTGTTATGCCTATAGATGACAATGGGTATCCTGTCATTCCAAATGATATTAAAATCAAAGAGTTTTTGTACTACCATATCTTAGCTCGTATTGCTGAGAATATGATGTTAGCTGGTACAATGGATATGGGTAGACTTGGCTACTTGCAGCAGCAAAGAGCTTTCTACGCAGGAGCAGCAACGAACGCCGCTATCATTCCATCTGCTGATGAGATGGAGACTATCAAAAACATGATGGTTCGTTTAATCAAAGAACCATTAGCACAGTCCAAATTCTACGACAGTGTAGGACATCAAGAAAAAAGATATCCTAACTAATGAAGAAAAAGGTATACTCATACAATAGAATTGATAGAGATGTTTCTCCTGCAAAGCAGAGAGAGGGAACATACTTTGATGCGCAGAATATACGCATTGTAATGAACGATGATGCTTTCTCTGTAACAAACATAGAAGGTAACTCATTATCTGTAACAATGCCTTCTATTGAAAACGCAGCTAATAAATTTATTGTAAGAGGAAACGGTACAATAACCCAAGTACCTTATGTTCACGACAATGATAATAATCTAAATAGTGTTCCACATATAAATTATGGTAGCAATACAGCACCTCTTTATATTATAGGCCACTGTTACATAAGAGATGTTTTAGTTATTCTTGCTACCGCATATAATGGTAGTAATCCTACTGGAGATAGCGCAGCCGTCCTTACTGTTTTTACATGGGACGGCACTACTCTATCTTTAAAGTATTGCAACTCTGCAGGAGTATCTAGAAAATATCCTATGCGTAGGGTTGTATCTAGATATGAAAATGAAAAGATTCAAAAAATTTATTTTACTGATGGTTTTAATCAGCTTAGAATACTAAACATTGCTGATGACGATACAATAAACATTCCACCAGAGCTTTTAGATATTAACCCCTCTGCTGACTTTTCAGACATTGAGGTAACTAACTTTATTAACGGTGGTAGCTTTGAGCAAGGTATTGTACAGTACGCATACTCTTTGTATTCTGACAACGGTACAGAATCTAAAATTAGTTCTCTTAGTCTACCTTACTTAGTAGATAATACTGTTTCTGTAGGAAACAAATCTTTAGAAGTTTCTCTATCTAATGTTGATTCTAAATTCGATTATATAAAAGTATATAGAGTTTTATATGATACTATTGAGGGAACTCCTGTAATTTCTCAAATTGCAGATCAAAGAGTTACAGAGAACTTTAGCTTTGTTGACGACGGTTCTGTAGTTATTGCAAATATTCCTGTAGAAGACTTTTTGTTTTTAGGAGGAGATCCTTTTGTATGTAAGGATATTGCAATTAAAGATAATAGACTTGTAGCTGCTAACATCAAAGAAACATTCTTTGAAGTTGACTACGATGCAAGAGCTTTTAGATTTACTAATGGTTCACCATCTGCTTTGCTATTTGATGAGGCAAATACTCCTGGTGATACAAAGATTACTGTACAGGCAGATCAAAAAGCTTACTTTCAAATTACAGCAGCTTCTTTTGCTAATGATATTGGCCTTCTTCCAGATGAGCATGATTGTATAAACCCATCAAATAAGGCTGAAACAAATATTGATTTTAGACAAGCCCGCTATACTCATAATACTACTTTAAATAGTTATCAAGATTTATGGTATAACACTTTTATTTATCAAAAAAATGGTACTACACTTGGTGGTGAAGGATTAAATGTTTCTTATAAAATCCTTACAGCTACTAGAGTAACAGACAATGATGTTTCACAACCTCAAGTTCTAAGAGCGAGTGATACTTTTAAAACTCCTGTAAATTATTTTAAGAGAAGTTTTAAGAGAGATGAGATTTATCGTTTTGCAATAAGGTTTAAAAACAAGTTTGGACAATACAGCTTTCCTAAATGGATTGGTGATATAAGAATGCCTAACCAAGATACACATCCTATCAGCCCTTCTAATACTGAGATTGATGATTTGTATGTTGAGTTTACTGTAAACAATGTGCCGTCTAACGCAATAGGATGGGAAATATTAAGAGTAGAAAGAAACCAAGCTAACTCTACTATTCTTACACAAGCTTATATTACAGATTCTATTAGAACACCATTAGAAAATAATCAAAACAAAAGTGGTGCATTTACTAATAGTTATTTCCCAAGACTTTTGATGGGGACTTGGAATAACAAAGTTTTTGGTACTGGTGTAATTAAAGCAGATACAATACAAAGTGGTCTTGAGTATAGTGGTTTAGTTACAAATGCAACTTTTGATACTTATAAAAAATATATGTTAGATGATAATCTAATATATTTATATTCTCCTGAGATTACAGAAAAAGATGTTTCTCTTAATGGAGACTATTTAAACTTTATAGGTGTTGCGTCTTCTTTTGCAGGAGGAAGATCTGAATATCGAGATAGTCTTGAGTCAATTAATTCTCAATTTAATTGGCTTTATACAGACCCTACTGTTATTGTATCTTCTATAAATGACCCTATACAATATCTAGCTTCTAATGAATCACGATATCGTTCTTTTTATAGAAAAGCAACAGTAAGTAGCACTCTTAAAATTTCAAAGATTAATATTGAATCTCAAGTTGCTTATACTGAAAGTGCTGGTTTTAAAACACTATCTTCAAATAATAGATCTGATAAAAAAATATCTTTTCAAAGTGGATTTAAAGAAAGTCCTGTAGGAAATACAACAACAGGTTTACTAGATAATGAAACTTCTATTGTTTTAGATATCTATAATGGAACTTTTGGTGCAGAGGGTGTTCAAAACATATTATCAAGATCTGGTAATTACTTAGCTTCCAATCCAACTAGCTTACAAGACTTGTTTATAATGGTTGATTATAAACAAACATTGTCTAATCAGTATGGTGGTGATACTTATGAAGCTATTCAAAGAACACAATATTTTCCAACAGCTAAGTACACTGGTACAAACGCAACTATTGATGTTCGCAATGGCGATACGTTTGTTGGGATGTGGACTTTTACTAAAACAAAAGTAGCTACTCCAGTAACAGGTATTAATGACACTGGTTGTCGAGATGTGTTGATGTTACCTATTGAATCTCGTTACAATATTGATATGTATGAATATCAATCAAGAGATACTATATCTGAACACGAAAAGATAAACTACGATGCTGCAGGATACAACAAATATAACAAGGTATTCCACAGAGAGCCTAATGTAATCAATGTTGTATCTAAGCCTCATAACTTTGTTGTCAATAACACAAATGATTCTAGAATTAAAATCTCACAGGCTAAAATCAACGCTGAGGTTTTAGATAGTTTTGCAGACTTTAGAGAGCTTGATTTCTTTGATGTTAACTCAAGCTTTGGGCCTATTACTGGTATCATGGAGTATAACAATCAGGTTTACTTCTTCCAACCAGAAGGTGTAGGTATTATTCAAATTAGCCCAAGAATCCAAACTGTAGGTTCCGATGGTGTATCTATTGCATTAGGTACAGGAAGTCTTCTACAGGATGAGGTTTACATATCTACAAACAAAGGATCTTCTCACCAATTTAGCTTAGTCAAGTCAGAGTATGGAATATACTTTTATGATTACCTGACAAGTAAGTTTTGCTTGGTAAGAGGTAATGTAGAACCCATATCAGATATGAAGGGTCTACATAGTTGGTTTATGGATAACAATGTGTCTAGCACAGATAACCCTGTAAACTATGGTGGTGTTACCGCAGGTTACTCTAGAGAGAAGAATGAAATCTATATGACATTCTGGAAAGGTCTTAATGATTCTTATACAGTTCTCTACTCAGAGTATGTTCAAGGATTTGTTTCATTTGTAAGTAATGCTCCAACACTGTACATACCTTGGAGAGATAGATTGTTTACTACAAACTCTACAGGAAATCTTTATGAAGAGAATGTAGGTAATAAAGGAGAGTTTAGTGGTGTATTGTCACCATCTTACATTACTCTTACTTTAAACCCGTCACCATTGAACACTTGTATCTTTGATACAATTGCATATAACTCTCAAGTTACACTTAGTGGTACTGATCAACCTCTTGAAACTCTTACAAACATTCAGTGCTTTAATCAGTATCAAGACTCTGGTTTACAAGCAGTTGACGCTAAGCGTAAGTTTAGAGAGTGGAGGGTAAACATTCCAAGAGAACAAAATACTCGCAACAGAATGCGTTCTCAACATGCGTATTTAAAACTTCAATACAATAACGCTAGTAATAAGGAACTCGTTCTTGAAGATATAATATTGAATTACAGAGATGCTCCTGCTTCATTTGTATAGCATATATGTAGTTTCTGTTATATCTATAATCTAATCTATTAATAAATTTGTAATTATGGCGAAATATAGAAAGTATAAATCTTCTAAAACATATATGTCTGGTGGTCAAATTGGATCAACAGCGGGTGCTCTTTTAGGAAGTATTATTCCTGGTGTAGGCACCGCAATTGGTGGTGGTATAGGCGGTATGCTTGGTGGTTTAATTGGTGGAAATAAAAACCAAGAACTTACAGAACCACCTATGCCTGTTGAACCAGCAATGAGGTTTGAAAATGGTGGTAAAAAAGAAGGCACCATGGTATCCGCAGATAGTCCTGAATATCGTAAAGCTTACGAAGAATTTAGAGTACAAGGTCAACTTCTTCCTGAGATAGATGTTGTTCGCTCTGGAAATACAACTGCCGATAATCCTATTGCTAATGCAGCTAGGTCTTATATGAACACAGCGGCTCAAAATACTTTTGCTGTTGGTAAGAACATGGCTTACTTTTCACCAGCTTATCCTATAGCGGTAGCTTCTGATTTTGCAGAGGCTTATGGACATCACGACCCAAGTGCGGGTGCTTACACAGCAGCAATGACTGCTCTACCTCATGCTATATCAGGTAGATTTCATGGTCCTGCTGAATTAGCTTCTAAGATGTTAAAGACTCCTGGTAAAAATTATCTAAAGAGTGAAGGTATCATTGGAAATCACCCAATGGAAATGGGTGGTATGCTAACACCTATTGAAGCTGGTGGTAGTCATAGTGAGAACGGACTAGGTGGTGTACCCATTGGAAACAATGCTTCTGTAGAGCAAGGAGAAACAATGACAGAAGATTTTGTTTATTCTGACAAACTCAAAATCAATAAGACTCTTGCTAAAGAGTTTTCTCTTCCTAAGTCAACGATAGGTAAAACATTTTCTCAAGCATCTAAGTCACTTACTATTGACCAAGAAGATGTTATCTCACAACGAGGTAATAAGAGAACACTAAATCGTATTGCAGAAGCTCAAGAAGCTTACAAGCAATCCTTTGGAGATAAGTATTATCAAAACGCTGCACAGCAAAATAATGAATTACCCGTTGCGCAATATGGTTTAGATATGCGGCAACTTAATATGCCTTCACAACCTGTTTTCAATCCTTTAGATCCTATGGGTTTTGATAGAACGGCAAATCTAAATTTAAATTTGCAAGTTCCAAATTTGACAGGTACTGAAAATATTCAAACTCCCGAACAATCTGCAGTAACTCTTGATTCGGATGTAGCATCAGATACCTCTTTGAGTACAGCTAGTTTTAGTCCTTTGAGATATGCTCCTTTTGGTGCTGATGTATACTCATTGGCTACGGCAGAAAGACCAACACCAATGGATGCTTCAAGATATCAACAGTTTGGTACGTTCACTGAAAACCTTGTTGACAGATCACAAATGAGAAAAGGTGTTATGGACACAGCGTCTACAACAGCAAATTATTTGAGAG